TCCACAAAGTCGCGGTAATCGCGGGCGGCCGCGCACCATCTGCTGTAGTCGCTGATCGGCTGGCGCGCAAAGGTCGCCTCGTCCATCTTGTCCGTGCGGCGGATGGTGGTCTCAAACACCGGCACGTCCATGGCGCGCAGATACTGCTCGCCCTGCGTGACGACCGGGGCGTTGTGCCACATCGTCACCAGCACGCCGGCGATCCGGATGCCGCTGCGCACCATCTGCACGGCGCGAATCTGCGCCGTCAGCTCGTCGATGCCGGAGATGGCAAAGGCGTCGACCTTGGCCGGGATGATAATGTCGTCGCTGACGGAGATGCCCGCGAT